ATTTTTTCTCATGACTGACGATCTTCAGTCTTGGAAGGACTGCTTATACAGAGCAGAAGTTGCCTGTGGTCAAGGTTTGATAGATGAAGATCAGATTCAATCTTATGCTAAACATCTGGCAGAAAAGTATAAAATACCTGTTGAAGATTGATCCAGAGAAAGCAAAATGTATAAATAGTAAGGTGAGTGCGGGAACACTCACCCAAACATAACAAGACTATTCAGGAGTCCTACAATGTCTAAAACTATTTATACGCATATTCATCATATTGTTCCTAAGCACATGGGCGGCACAGATGATCCAGATAATCTTATTGAATTGACTGTAGAAGAGCATGCCGAAGCACACCGAAAACTTTATGAAAAGCACGGATTATATCAAGATAAGATAGCATGGCTTGCGCTAAGCGGTCAGATTGATAGTCAAGAAGCAACAAGGCGCATACAGAGTGAAACTATGAAAAATAGAATATATACTGATGAAATCCGCAAAAACATGTCTGAAGGTCAAAAAGGCAAAAAGTATAATCGCAAAGGCAAGTGTTCAGGTGAGAAGAATAACTTTTATGGAAAGTCTCACACCGAAGAATATAAGAAGCGTAAAAGCGAATTGATGACAGGTAAAAAACTTTCAGAAGAAACACGACAAAAGATGAGTGAGGCCAAAAAAGGTGTTCCTAAACCAAAGCTAACATGTCCACACTGCGGCAAAAATGGCGGAGCACCTCAGATGAAAAGGCATCACTTCAATAACTGTAAGGAGAATATACGTGGATTTTGAACTAAACGATTTTGGATTTACAGCTGTTGATGAAGATGAACTTACGGCGGTTCAACACACTGCAGCATTAGCGAATGATGCAGAGCAACTAGCACTCACAACACAAGAAAGGCTTGATAAATTGTATAATGCCATTGCACCATTGCTAACTAATCTCAAAGCAAATCCTGAGCGTGAGTATATTCTTTGGCCAAATCGTACTGCTAAAATTGAAGAGTTTGAGCAGAAACTGTTTGACATTTATACTGGCAAATGATATAGTTACAATATTATAACCTAAGGAGTTATGTATGTCTCTTATTGAAAAACTCGTAAAAAATAGTACAATTAAGCTAACAGCACCTATTATGGACTCAAAAGTCTATGGTAAGAAAGATATGGCACCAACACCAGTTCCTATGGTAAACGTTGCTCTATCCGGTCGTATTGATGGAGGCTTGGTACCAGGTCTTCTTGTTCTCGCCGGTCCATCTAAACACTTTAAATCTGCATTTGCATTGCTTATGGCCGCAGCATATCTTAAAAAGCATGAAGATGCGGTACTTCTATTTTATGATTCCGAATTTGGTACACCACAATCTTATTTTGAATCTTTTGGTATTGATATGAATCGTACTGTTCATACACCTATTACTAACGTAGAAGAACTCAAATTTGATATTACTCAGCAAATGAATAATATCGAAAAAGGAGACAAAGTTGTTGTTATTATCGATTCTGTTGGCAACCTTGCGTCAAAGAAAGAAGTAGAAGACGCACTTGACGGTAAGTCAGTTGCTGATATGTCTCGTGCAAAAGCACTTAAGTCTTTGTTCCGTATTGTAACACCACATCTTAACCTTAAAGATATCCCTCTTATTGCTGTTAACCACACGTACAAAGAGATTGGTCTATTCCCAAAGGATGTAGTATCTGGTGGTACTGGTATCTATTATTCGGCGGATGCTATCTGGATTATTGGCCGTCAACAAGAAAAGGTTGGAACAGAGATTCAAGGTTATCACTTTGTAATTAACATCGAGAAATCTCGACATGTTCGTGAAAAGTCTAAGATTCCGATTACTGTTACATTTGAAGGTGGTATTGCCAAATGGTCAGGTCTTATGGATGTGGCAGAAAGAGGTGGATACCTTCGTAAGCCTAAAGTTGGATGGTACGAAGCAATAGATCGAGAGACTGGTGAAGTATTGTCTGAAAAGCTTCTTCGAGCAAAAGAAATTGTTGACAGTAAAGAATTCTGGGTTAATATGTTTGAAAAGACCGACTTTGCTGAATATATCAAACAAGCATATACTGTCGGTGGTAATATTATTCTCTCCGACGACATTGAAACAACAGAGGTAGATCTGGATGATTGAACAAACAATTCTATCGAGTCTTTTAAACAATGAAGATTATACTCGTAAAGTATTGCCATTTATTAAACAGGAGTACTTTCATGATAGAAATGAACAAGTTCTATATAAATCAGTCGTAGAATATGTTGAAAAATACAATGGGCTTCCTACAAAGGAGGCCCTTACAATCTCTATTGGAGAACGTACTGATCTAAACCAACAACAATTTGGTGATATCACTAAACTTCTTAATTCATTGCATTACGATGAAAAGACTGACCTTGATTGGTTGGTGGATAAGACTGAAAAGTTCTGTCAAGATAAAGCCGTATACAACGCAGTTCGTGAGTCTATTCTTATCCTTGATAACGAACATAAATCACTTGATAAGGGTTCCATTCCAGAACTTCTATCAACGGCTCTTGGTGTTTCATTTGATACGCATATCGGCCACGACTTTATTGAAAACTCTGATGAACGATTTGAATTTTATCATAAGAAAGAAGATAAAATACCTTTTGATATTGATCTACTAAATGATATTACAAAAGGTGGTGTATCTAAAAAGGCTCTTATTATTGCCTTGGCTGGTACCGGTGTTGGTAAGTCTTTGTTTATGTGTCACTGCGCCGCATCTAATCTTATGGCTGGATTGAATGTTTTGTATATCACATTGGAAATGGCTGAAGAACGTATTGCTGAACGTATTGATGCCAATCTACTTGATCTAACACTCGATGAACTTCGTGACATTCCTAAGGATGTCTATGTCAAACGAATTGATAGGGTCAAAAGTAAAACTAATGGCAAACTCATCATTAAGGAATACCCAACAGCATCTGCTGGTTCGGCTCACTTTCGCCATCTAATGAATGAGCTAAAACTTAAACGTAATTTTACTCCAGATGTGGTCTATATTGATTACCTAAATATTTGTATGAGTTCAAGACTTCGTAATGCATCGAATGTCAACTCATACACGTATATCAAAGCAATTGCTGAAGAACTTCGCGGTCTTGCTGTAGAGTTTAATGTACCCGTTATCTCTGCTACTCAAACTACTCGTTCTGGTTATAGTAATTCTGATATGGATCTTACCGATACATCTGAATCTTTTGGTCTACCAGCAACAGCAGACTTTATGTTTGGTCTTATTTCAACTGAAGAACTTGAGCAACTTGGTCAAATTATGATTAAACAGCTCAAAAATCGCTGGGGTGATATTAACCATCATAAACGATTTGTTGTTGGCATTGATAGATCTAAAATGCGACTCTTTAATGTCGAGAATGCGGCTCAAGATCTAGTTGATGATAGACCAGTAATGGATAACCAAGGATACGACGATGTTGGCACACAAGACAATGTTATGCGCTTTGATAAAAAGAAACCAAATTTTCAAGGATTTACTTAATGTCTTATTTTGTTCAACAAAACGCTACCTCTTATGATATTATAGAAAAAGATACCAATGAGGTAGTGTTTACTTATTCTGGTAAAACTATAGCTGACAAAATGTGCAGATCTTTAAATCTTGGATCTGGGTTTAATGGATATACACCATCATTCTTTTGTATAAGCTACAAGGATATATCAAAATAAAAAAGGCCATCGAAGAACGATGACCTTTCTAATATTGATACGTGGACTGGCGGAACCCCACCGGCATTCTTGATGCGACCCAGTCTCTTCCTTTTGTGATATACTTCACACTTGCCTCTTACGTTGTTTACACGTACTTCACGCACCCACGATGTTATTTATATGATTTTTTTATTGACACTCAATTTTTTGTGTAATATAGTAAAAAAAATATTGAAAGGACAAAAATGAATCTATACGACAAAGAATGCTATGATAATATCGAAAGAAATCCTAATATGATAGTACCTTGGTATATTATGGCAGCTTATGCATACTATGAAGAAGACAATCCCATCTTGAGTGATGCGGTTTTTGATAGACTTGCTAAGAAGATGTTAGAAAATTGGGATGATATCGAGCACTTTCACAAAGAGTATCTATCAATTGATATGCTAAAAGCCGGTACTTATAATGGAGAATATCCAAGCCGTATACGCGGTGCAGTCGACTCAGTAAGGAGGATTCAACGTGCAGAAACAGACGCTTGAAAATTTGATTATTGATGCCTTGGAAGAAGCACAGATGCTTGAGATGGGGCATGAGGACTATGATGAAGAGCATATGCTGTTTAATGCTATGAGGCTGTCTGGTGCTCCATTCTCATTTGTTGAAGATGTCTATAGCAAACAAAGGCTATATTATTTTGAAAAAAATGCATAAAGGTGGTTGACATCAGTTTCATTACATTATATAGTACTAATATAGGGAATGAAAAGGAACCTACCTATGATGACCTTCGAAGCTATCAACGAAACCATCGCAGTCGCCACTAACTCGATCAAAGAGGTCCGTATCGAACGCTTTGTTGATACAAACAACTACGATCGTAATCATTGGATGGTCTATACACCCGAAGGTCGTCTGCTCGATGGCTTTACCTCGGCTGGTCCTTTCGTTAGCTTTGATGCTGCAAAGCGTAATGCTGAGATGAACGTTGGAATGAAAATGAACTGGAGTGACTTCTAATATGACTATGACCGAAGAAGAACTCAAAGCTTTTGGCTGGCGAGTGTACAATCTCAGTGGTACTTGGCATGCATATAACAATGATACCAAACAGAAGTTCAAGGCTGGTACTCGTATCGCTCTCATGAATCGGGTCACCTATTTTCTCAAGGAAGGTTACTGATGAAGCCCAAATCGTACAATCAAATTCTTATGGAAATGATGAATGAATACAAGATTAGTCGCCAAACGGCTCTTGAATGGGATACGTTTGGTATACGCAATCTTGAAAAGTATTTCAAAACAGCTGGGCTTGGACCTAAAATGACTGAGACCTATATAAAAATGTTGAATGGAAAGGAAGCTGTTTAATGACAATGCATCTAGTGAGGGGAATGTCCTCACTTAATACAAAGAAACGTAAAGGTAGTAAAAGTAAAC